ACTGTGAAAGAAGAGGAAAGAGGTGATCTTTCCTCTCGTGAAAACAAACGATATGTTGATCTTTATGAGATGTTAACTAAACATAAGGTAGAGATACGCTTTGGAGTGAACATTTGAACCTTGATCTATTTGACCTTGTGTTTTGGTTCTGTATTCTCCTACTAATCTTCCATGATTAATAGTAAGACATTAATAGAGATGTAATCCCAAACACAGTGAAGAAAAGAACATCATTATTACGCTCTTTAAATTGCTCGTAGGTAAGGTCTTCTGAGGGTTTGCTATTGAGGTATCTAGCATACAACAAACACGCTAGACTTACTAATGAGCAATAAAGTTGCGTGTTCATTCTTCACCTAAGTCATAAACTATAGGCTCGTTGACTAGTAGGTAATCCTCATTGCAACTAGCTGGGTTAATGAGTTTTGAAACTCCATGTTCATAAGTTCCATACCCCTCATGTATGTGTCCATATATATGAACTTTAGGTTTCACCCTATCCAACTCCTTCAACAGATCCTTACACCCAACTCTCTCACCAAAATATAGTTTATCGCCATAACCATGTGGTGGTCCGTGTGTAATGAGAACATCTGTGTCTTGAGGTATTTCTCCCCAAGCCTTACGAATAGAATCACCTCTCTCAAGACCAAAAGCCCATCCCCCAAACTCTGGTTGGTAAGGACTACCATAAAACTTAACACCCTCAATCACAACCTCAGAGTTCTCAAGATAAATGATCCCTTCTTCTCTAAGAACATAATTTTTGATTTCGTGTGCTCTTAGTGGATATTTATTGTGGAATCTTGCCCAGTTTTTTTGATAAAAGGATTGATCTAGGGTGACTTCGTGATTACCAGCCACCAAGACTTTGTACTTGTGCGGTTGATTTGCAAACCATCTAACAAAAGAGATAACTTGTCTGTGTGTACCGGTTCCTGTAAAGTCTCCCGCATGAATGAGAACATCACCGTGTGGTATGTTTAACTTCTCATGTTGATTATGTGTGTCTGAAATACAAACAAGTCTCATTTAAAGCACCCTAGTCAGTCTCTTTCTTCTTTTGATATTCTTGATCTTTTTTTTGTTCTTTAGGTTTTGGTTTGTTCATGTATTTAATCACTTCAAGACACCACATAGTTTCTCCTATTAAAGAAAGTTTCTAGGACTAAGAACCCCTCGACCTACATGGGGACCGAAAGCGGATCTAATACCAATACCATATTTAGGTTGCCTTAATCCTCTTATGTACTTCGTAGTCCTCGCTTTTGCTTCTACAGACATAGACCACATTTGTTCAGCTGAAGACTTCAATCCTTCGTACTTTGAACTACGATCAATGTTAAGACTTATACCACCAATAGAGTAGTCAAACTCATCTACAATCCAATTAGCTTGTAAAGCCATAGCGGCAAACTGTATCGCCCCTTGTAAAATAGGTGTTCTCCAAGCGGGTTTACGACTAACTAACTGATCGAGGTTAGAAAGTTCTTCTGTCTCTGGTGGTTGCAAGTTCCACCAATCTAAAGCTCTTTCAAGATACTCTAAGTATTCCTCATCTTCCCATACTTGACCAAAGACACGATTATAAGAGCCAATATTTGCTTCATGCTCTGGCGGTCTAAAGTGATAATACTTATCAGGGTTCTGATCTCTAAGAAGAACCCTCAACTTATAGATCATAGACTTTTGAGCATCTGACAACTCTAATCCAAGAATCGCATTGTCAGAAACAACAGCAAACTCTTGAACTACTGTTTGAGGTTGGCTATTAACTAACTCTTTAAGAGTCCATCTAATACGATAACGACCATAGGTGGCTGTTGTAGGTATGCGTACAGAAGCATAAAATTCCCCAACAGATGGGTTTTCCGGAACTCGATTTGGATCTCCTATAAGAACATCTGTCTCTGGAGGTCCAGGATCTACATAGAAAAGAGCGTAGGTAATCTCAGCCGCATTGGCTACATTACCATTAGAGTTCGTTAGGAAAATATCTAAATCACCCCTAGAGAGTATTTGATTCCTTTTAAAAGCTACAGACATAATCTCCTCCTTTTATAAATGTCCAATATAAACGACTTATTAAAGAATAATCATATAAAGTCCTTATCTAATTTAGAGAAAGGAGTTTGTATGTCTAATCAAGAAACCTCAATAGAAGCACTATCTTCCATAGAACATCAAATCACTAACATAACTGATCGTGTTTATCAGTTAATAAGCAGTACAGGAAACAGAGGGATTACTGATGATGAGGGTTATCGTACATTAAAAATGAACCCTAATACTTATCGCCCAAGTCGAGTAAGTTTGATGGAAAAGGGTTTAGTGGTAAACACTAACAAAAAAGGGATCACACAATCCGGTCGTAAGGCTTGGCTTTGGAAAGCGATCCCTAAAGAAATAGCTGTTCCACCCTCTAATCTAAACAAGAGGAAAAGAAAAACTGCTCCTAAAATTGATCCTCAACCTGTACCGGAAGAAATAAAGGACATTACTTTAATAGAAGCAAGAGATGCCATGCTTGCAAAGCTGACTTCTAAGGGTGAGTGTAGGTGTCCATGTTGTGGGATAAATGTATCAAATTAGTTACTCTTCATTTCTATAAGGTGAACCTCTCACTCCCCAAAGGAGAAAAAAAATGAACCACGAAGCACTAACCATCGAAGAAGCAATCGTTGTTTACGAGACCCGAAAAGAGGGTCGAAAGCAAGCGATGGAAGATCAATATTTAAACACTATGGCAAGAAAGTATGGAGTGAGCGTCAACGAGTACATTCGCATTGAGGCCGAGCAAGAGGAAGCAGAGCGTCTTGAAAATGAGCGAGAAGAAGCTTGGCAAGTGTTTCTTGGAAACCCTCACTACATCAGTGATGTAGAGCATGATCTCAATGAGATCGCTCTCCAACACCAAGACATCGAAATGACCCTTATGGGTCTTTAAGAGACAAATAACCACTCATAAGAGGTAACTAAAGCTACCTAGTCCTCTCTAAAAGTTTTTTAAGTGGCTCTTAGAGAGGACTTTCCTTTATTTAGCTACCTTGAACAGTAAAGGTAAACTGAATGTAAAGGAGAGGGAATACAGGCTTGTAGAACACATCTACCAAAAGACCTGTTGGATCATTTGGATCAGTGGTTACTGAAAGACCTGTGTATGTCGTGATGATCTGATCTCTTACAAGTTGCTTAAAGAGATTGTTCACTCTCGCTTCAATCTGTTGGATTGTCTGAGGAACAAACTTAAGACCAATGTAAGACTCACAAAGATTTCTACAACGCAAGTGTATGTCATCTGCAATCTGAATGACTGTAGGAGTCTTAGTAAGAACAGAGGTCATATTCGTTGTAAGACCATGACGCACTTGAATACCATTAGGGGTCTGTTTAAGAACAGTGATACCTGCATTGGCAGTATTATTAGCGTCTACATCATCAAGAGTACGACCTAAGTCAAGGAAACCTGTAACAGTACGATTTGTCCAAGGAGTTGCAGAGTCAATCGTAGGATTAAAGGTTGCAAGAGCAACAGCCACAGCAACAAACTCACCACCTACAAGATAACTCTGAGAAACACCCGCACTGTCAACAAAAGAAATCGTTGCCATATCTGGATAGACCAAACAAATACGACTGTTGCCTGTAGATGTAGCCAACGCTTGTGCATCTCTAGGTTGTGTACCAACAGCAACACCCAAAACAGCCCTACGCTCTGCACGATAACGAATTGAAGACTGAACATCACAGTGATTAGAAATCGCAGAAAGCAACTCAGTCGAAGCAGGCATTAAAGGAACAATGAGGTTTGGTGATAGACCTGGAACAATCTCGCCCTCGATTTCTTGCAAAGCATTAACCATTTGCAACCCTGTTGGAGCAGACTGACCTGTAGCGAGTTGGATTTGCTTACAAGCCAATGCATCTGCACCATTAGAGAACGCAAGGAAAGCTCCCATAGATAAGGAGTTCTCTGGAGAAATAGGTCCGTATGTATTAATAACTTCTGCTAGATTAGTGAAAGTCCTTGTATTGAAACTTGTACGATCTCTAGTGAAGTCAATGTAGTAAGTCTGACCAATCGTAGGTTCTTTACCACCCTTGAAGAATGTTTCAACTATCGCATTGTCTGCAACAGCAGTATCAAGTGTATTAGATACTGTTAATGACACACCTGGAATAGCAAACTGAGGAATGTTCGCATTTGTAGTGATAGTAGAACTTACATTAAATGTGATTCTCGCATTAGCACCTACAGGATAAGGAACTGCACCCTCTCTCGGAAGAATGGTGATTGTAAACCCTGTCGTAGCGTCCACATAAGTTTGACCAATCAAACCATCTGCACCAACAGCATTCTTAAGAGTAGAGGTATTAGATGAACCTGTTCCCTTAACATTATTTGATGAAAGGTTATATCCTTGATACGAAGCCTCACCTACTGCACCACTAGCAGTCGTGATCTTAAGACCTGTTCCTCTAGTTGATGCAATATTACAAGCAGTAACATCAAGAATACTATCAACACCCGATTCAAGAGATTCAAAACCTAGATACTGCTTTCCTCCAGCGTCTGTGTGAATGAGAGAAACTGCGTTCGTACCAAACTTATCAGCGTCATTAGTCTCTTGGTCTACAGAGAAAAGACCATCTTTGAGATCAACATCTGCTTGAAGATTACTCATCAAAGCGTCTGACAATGCTTGTGCAGAAACACCCTTAGTTGCAACTACATCTTCAGCTGTCAAACCAAAGGCACTATTACCACTTGCTTCCCCAACCTTAATGTAAGAGGTGGTGAAAGCGTAAGCACTAACAACACGAATATACTGACCCTCTGCAAACGCAGTACCATGAGCACCAAGAGCAGAGTTGATCTTTGCAGAAATCTCACCGATGTCTAACTCATCACCATCTGCTCCAGCACCTAAACCACCACCTACTTGTGCGGCGAGTAAGTCAATCGTAAAGGGCATACCATCAATAGTGAGTGAAATCACATTGTTAGCGTTTTCTTGTCCTGTACCATCATAGAGAATCTTAGCGGGAATAAACTTAGCGTCATCCAACTCATCCCAACCAACAGTTAATCTTAAGTTAGGTTTATCAAGTACAGAAGTACGAGAAGAAGCAACATTAAGTGTTGATGAGATACCCATGAGATCAAGGTTAGTACCTGTAGTAACACTGATACCTAAATCAACTGGTGGGAAATAGGTATTACCAATCATAGTACGATTCTTTAAGATCAAACGATCTCTTAAAGCTCCACCTCCACCATCTACGAGGTCGGTAGATACTTTAGAAGCTACAGGCAAGAAACCAAACTTAGTTTGAGTTCCATTTGCCGCTTGTGCCCCATCAATACCTGCAACACTCAAGAATGAAGTATCAACAGCACCATCAGTAAGGAACTCAATGTATCCAAAGTTATTGTCTGCATTGGCAAGTGAATCAATAGTGAAAACTAAACGACCACTACTGTCTGCGGAGCAAGTAATAACCAAACCTACAAGTCCACCCTCGTTGGCGATACCAGAACCACCACCACCAATGAGTGCTTTATTCACACCCGAAGCACCATCACCAGCAAGAGCTGTAGCGGTTAAGTATTGAGCTGGGTCTATAACACAGTTTACTGTGGTAGGTGCAGTATTATCTCCTGTGTACGAGAAAGAAAACTTACGATAAGAGTCGGCTACATTAGCACCAGCAGCATCATTAACTGCCGACCATGCACCCATAGGAGACATTGCAGTATATTTAGGACTAGCAAGTGCCGCTTGGGTGTTGATAGCAGAGACAAGATTTGCAACTGTTTGATCGTCTTGTGCAGTAAACCCAGCACTCGCAAGTGCTACACCATCAACAACAAGATCAACAGAGGTAGATTTTGCATCCCCTAAGTTCTTGTTATCAGACTCAGCAGTGTAAGGGAGAACATCACCAACAACATGAGTGATACTACCCAAACGAGAAGAACCTGTCGGAGCAGAGAAATCAACACTTACTGCTTGAGTGTCGATAGTCATATCAAGAGTGTCGCTCTTAGTATCTACAAGATAATAAGGAGCAGAACCCTCAGCAAAGAAGATCGCAGAGGTTTCTTCAAAGTTCCCAAACTCTAAAGTAACTGTTTCTTCTACTGCAACGCCTCCTGCTAAACGAGCACCTGGCAATGCTTCTGAACCACTTGGAAACTCAACAACAACCTCTGTAAGATCAGTGCCTTTACCTGTAAGTTCTACACCAAATAAAGAAGTAGACCCTGTGGTAATGTTATAAGTACCAATACCACTACCACCTACAGATTCAACGGCCACATTATAAGCGTTAAGATCAAATTTATCTTGAATAACGCTATAGTGGAAAGTTGCAAAAACTTTATGGTTAGTAGGGGGAGCAGTCGCTAATGTGATCTGAGAAGTTGCCGAGTCTACCTTAGTTACTGTGGCAACAGGATTTTCAAGTGCGTCTGAAAATGAGATACCTGTGCGAACAGTGATCAAAGAGGGATCAGAAGTTGGAATACCAGCACCCGACCCATCTACAGGTTGATAAGGGAGTTTGAAAGTATTAGATAAAACTCTTGATGGGATTACAGTTGTGAGAGTTACAGGAGAACACTCTAAAAGAAATGCTCTTTCATCTCTCAGCAACGCAGATACTTGATTAGCACCAAAAGAAGTATTACCCTCTTGGATTGCACCTTGAGATACGAGAGCGGCAGTACCCCATACAATCTTGTCATCATGTAGAACAAAGTCTACATCTTGAATAAACTGAGCAGCCGAACCACCCCCACTTGCCACAAGTGAAACACGATCAATAGATTTCACATCCCTACCTGGAATGTAATCAAATTGATCTCTAAATGTGTTATGGTGGTAAGTAGCGGTGACCACTGATCCTACACTTGGTGGTGTATCTAAAGTGAATGAACCATTCGTACCATCAAGACTTGAGGGTACGACAACTACATCATCTACTTTTACTGTGATGAGAGCAACATTTGTGGTAGTGATACCACCATTAGAACCATCAACAATAGGTTTGTTAGAAGTAAAGAATGTAGTTGTTCTAGCCGTTCCTCTTTGACCTTGAAACAAACCAACAGCAAGGTTTGCAGTTCCTGCACCGATAACGATTTCCCCATTAGCAGAAAGCAATAAGTTTTCAGAACCATTTGCATCTGTGTAGGTGCTTGCAACAAGAGAACCAATGTTTGCACCATTGATTGCATTTTCTACTTTATCAAGTGAATCAGCTCTAACAGATTCAACACCTAATGTGATTACACCTGTTTGTCCATCACAAGTGATAATCAATGTGCTTGTATCAGCAGTGATTACAAAGTCAGAAGCAGAACCAAGTATCTGAGTTTGAAAGTCAGATACTTGATTAGTCAATACTTCATCTTCTACGAGTGTATCAGTACGATTGAAGAA